AGTAAATGCATTGGCTTTAGGTCTTTATAGTTCTATTCGTAATACGTATGAAGGAGAAATTGGTCAAGCTGGAGCATTGGGAAGAACATTATTCAAACAATTTGCAGAGGTAGAAGCTTGGGCATCTTTAGCCAAAGGATATAGTAGTGCTCCTAGTGGCGGTGCAATAAGAACCCAAGTGATTAATAATTTAACCAGAGATATTCTTGCCAGTTTAGGACCAGATTTTAAAGTTGATCCTTTAGCTGCACTAGCAAGATCAACTGGTAGTGTTGTAAATAATAATGCTGAGCTGTTGTTTAGAGGACCTAAACTAAGATCATTTGATTGTGCTTGGAAACTTTCACCGAGGAGTGCTGAGGATTCTTTAAGAATTCGTAAAATGATTCGTTGGTTTAAAATAAATAGTTTACCTTATTTAAGTAACACTGGCGCTATATTTATGGAAACGCCAAACGTATTTGCTGTTCAATATACTAAAGCAGATAATCAAAGAAACGAATCATTACCACAATTTAAACTCTGTGCTCTTTTAGATTTCCGTGTTGATTATGCTCCCGATGGAGTTGGTTGGGCAGCATATGAAGATGATTCTCAATCAGTCACCAGTTTAATTACAGCAACTTTCCATGAACTGACTCCACTATTTGCTAATGAATACGCAAACGTTCCAGAAGGTAGTGTAGGTTACTAATGTCTTACTTCAGATACTTACCCAATGTATATTATCCATCCCTTAGAAATGAGAGAACATCGTCTGGTGACTATACCTTAATTAAAAATATTTTTAAACGCGCTAAAATTCGTGATGATGTAGTCAGTATCTTTACTGCCTTTGATAAGTATTCAATTCTTGGAGATGAAAGACCTGATAATATTGCTAAAAAATTTTATGATGATCCAAAATATGATTGGGTTATTTTAGTTACAAATAATATTCAAAACATAAAAGAAGACTGGCCCCTCAGTCAAGCTGATTTAAATTTATATCTCAATCAAAAATACACTCCAGAAGAACTCGCACAGATTCATCACTACGAAACCACTGAGGTTGTCACAAGTTCTGGTGCAGTAGTCATGCCAGCAGGAGTTGTTGTAGATGCAGACTTTGTTGTTAGTTATTCTGATCAAGATACATGGAAACAAAATAATGCATGTGTAATTTCGGTTTCTAATTTTGAATATGAACTTAGAAAAAATGACGAGAAAAGAAATATTTACTTACTTAAGCCAGAATACATTAGTGTAATTGAAAGAGATTTAAGATCTGTACTTGTAAATGAACCTTCTTCTGAATATGTAGATGCCAAAACGTTGAAGACGTTCAATCCTAGAAGAGCATAAAAAAGGGGGGCATAAGCCCCCAATTTTTTTAGAACTCTTCAGCGAGTCGTTGGAAGTAACTCAGATCATCATCATCGTCAAAAGAGGACGAAGCACTTCGACTCGGAACTCCACCAGACTTTCCCACAGACACTTCTTCTTGAGTAGGAGCAGGGCTGCGATAATCATCTTCATCTTCAAAAGATTCATCAGTTGCAGCAGGAGCAGAGGTAGTCTTACCAAGAACAACGTTCAGACGATCTTTCAGTTGATTGTAGGATTTGAACTGATCGGCAGCAACGATTGCTGACAGAGAATACTCTTTATTCCAAATGGCTTCCAGAGCCTCGTCATCATCTAGCAGAGCGGAAGGACGAGCAAACTCAGAACTATCATAGTTCCAATAACCAGCAACCTTTTTGATCTTCAGTTTAAAGTCAGCACCTTTCCAGAAATCAAAAGCATCAATGGGAGTTTCATCCTCAAACTCAGGTTTCAGTGCAACGGTGATCTTGTCAAAGATCTTCTTACCGTACTTATACAGGAACACACGACCCTCGTTCTGGGGGTTAGCAGGATCCTTCACAACATAAATGTTGCTGTAGTAAGACATTTTGCGCTTACGAACACGAACAATTTCTTTGTTAGCATCGATGCCGCTGTTCCAAAGAAGGGTGTTTTCTTGACAGATAGGGCACTTACCACCAAAACTAGTGGGGCAGTTGTCAATCAACCAACCACCAGGTGCTTGGAAAGCATGGTTGTACATTTTAACCCAAGGATATTCTTCTCCATTGGGTGCGGGGAGGAAGCGAATAACTGCATAGCCATTACCAGTTTTGTCTACTTCAGGCTTCCAAAGGCGTTCATCAGAATTGGAAGCACTACTATTCAGTTTTTCAACTTCTTTTTGAAGTTTGGCAGTCAAGCTGCCGAGGGAGGATTCTTTCTTAAGATTAGAAAAAGACATTGGATAAATCGGATAGGTTGGATGTGGTCTTTGTTAGTCTAACAGCGTCAGCGTTGTTTGTCAAGCGACGCTTCCATGTTGTCAATTTTGTTCTGTAGGAATTCAAAAATTTCCAACATGGTCAGGTTTGCAGGAATGCCCATTCTGACAGCCACAGATTTCATTCTGTCAATCATTGATCTGGCATCAGGATCATCGGACAAAGAAAATCTCATGTATAAGATCTTCTGTTTTTCAAAAAGATCTTTTAATAATTGGATGTGACATTTCTTTTGTTCGTAATCATAATTTGGATACCCCAAAGTGCTCTGCAGTATTCTTTGTTGCAAAGCACCAATAGTTGCAATTTCTTCTTTAACTATTTCAGAGTCAAAGAAATCACTCATCTTCCTTAACAGCTTCTGCAGGAGCTTCTTCTTGAGGTTGTTCTGCTTCAGGAAGTTTTACGCCATTGCCAGTGAGGTATTCAATAATACCTTGAAGCTTAAGAGCAAGTTCTCTCTTTTCAGTCAGTTGAGTTTGGAGGGTTTGCATATCCTTCAAAAGTTCAGCTTGCTGATCAACACAAGCTTTTAGGTGTTGCTGTTGTTCATCCATGGATTACTTTCTCCTTTAGAATAGATTTAAAGTTTGTCGAATCGATGTTTAGGAACGGTCGATATTTTTTGATCTTCATACTATAAAACTCCCAGATGGGATCTGTCAATACCTTATCATAATCCTTAACATAATTTAGAATCATATCAAGAATCACAAGTGTCTCTATGGACACCTTATTTATCATGTGAGATTTAAGGAGGCTGGAGTGATTACCGATATCACATTTGAGAACATCATCAAGTTTATCTTCTTCAAACAAATATGATACATCTTGTTTGAATTTGTAAGTTAAACTTTCAGCTCTCGTTTTCCAAGCTTCATAATACTCATTGCCAGAATTAATGATTTCTCCAATCCAAAGTTTCTGAGGATTATCACATTCAATAAAACTGGCAAGAAAGTATTCCTTTATCTCTTGATCATCTTTTTGTCTCGACATCTTTTCAAAAAAATATCGATCTTTTCTTTTATAAAAAGATTCTGCGGTTGCTCTAGTTTTACCGCCGTATTTAAAGTAATCAAAACTTGGTTTTGAAAAATGATTTTTGAATGCTAGGTATGTTTTATAGCAATCAATGGGTGTCATATAGCAAGTTTTGCTTTAGAAGAACGGCGAAGATAGTTGAGTTCCATGGCTTCACATCTAATTCTTTCTTTCAAAGGTTTAGATAAAAGTTTTGGAACATTATCAATTTCAATGTTGTGTTGTTCACAATACTGAACGATAGCCTCAATGTAATTAAGGTTTCCAGTTTGAACAAAGCTTTCAATATCACTAGAAAACTTTGATTGATTTAAGAATTTGTTTTTTAATTCTAATTGCAAATCATTTGCTACTTCCATATTCGTTAAGTTTGTCGTGTACAAATTGATTAATATACTTCTTTAGTAATATAATATACTCCTTTTTGTCTCGTTTGTCAAACACTTTCGTTTCACCGTCAGGTGTTACCATAATTGTGATTAATTTCTTAACCACATTTTGTGTCATCTCATAATACATGCAAGCGTAAGCAACCTCTTGCACAAAATACTGTTGGATCCAGGCTTCAGGTTTGATTTTCTTTGATGTTTTAAAATCGATGATTGCAAGCTCTCCTTCATATTCAGCAATGCAATCTACTCTACCAGCGATACCAAGCACATCACTATACAGGCATTTTTCAATAGCATGAATATTATTTATCTTATCAAGATAAGGTTTTGTTGCGTCAAACATGAATTCAATTTCTGAACTTTCATGTTCTACAATTTTATTCTCAAGGTAATCTTGTGCTGATTTATGGAAAGAAGTGCCACGAGTTGTTGATTCTTTAATTACACGATCAGCTTCTTTGTCCCCAACTTTGGCTCGCCAGTCTTTAAAAACTTGACGATTGTAATGAGAAGTAATTGAAGTAATCGATGGGTATAAGTTTCCTGTAGTTGGAGACGGATAGTAACGATTACCATCCACATAAGTTGTATCCAACTCAGCAAAATTAATATCAAGATGAGTAAACATTAGAAACCTAGTGCCAATTTGTTAACGATGTAGGATTTAACCAGACCCGATCGGACAATATCTTCAACCCCAAATTCAATACAATCAAACTCGGGCATAGCCATAAGAATTTTGGTGAAATCAATGATACCATTTCTTTCATTTGTCTTGATCAGGTCAGATTGAGTTGCATCACCACAGAACATGATCTTACAGTTTTCACCAACACGAGTGATGATCGAATCAAGTTCATGGAAATTAAGATTTTGACATTCATCAATTAAAAGAATTGAGTTGTCAAAAGTTGTACCACGAATAAAGGAAGTAGACCAAAAAGAAATTGTCTCTTGTGTCTTAAGATTGCCATAGAGCATTTCAAATGAAGGATCGTCTGGCATCTCAAACATATATTTTACCATATTCTTATATGGAATCTGGTAAAGCGAAGATTTATCTTCATGATCTCCAGGCAAGAAACCAATCTCTCGGGTTGCAACCAGCGATCTTACGATGTAAAGTTTTTCATAAGGTGTTGAAGAATCAAGCACATCACGAAGAGCCAGATACATTGTAATAAAAGTCTTACCTGTACCAGCTGCACCATATGCAAACAGGTTTTGTCCTTTCTCATAGGCATCAAAAAGTTTCTTTTGATTATCTGTGAGGGGTTCAATATCAATCAAAAAGTCATCATTGATAGGCTTCTTACGACGAAGTTGCTTGGCGCTCATGCCAATACCAACTTGGGTGATTTGCTTTTTTCTTGCCATCTAATTACTTATAAGGTTTTACTACAGAACCAGGAACTTTAGATACGCGATGAAGAACTTCATTCCATCCACCATCAGTTTTATTTTGAAAATCACCAATGCCGCTTACAGCACTAGCAGTTCCAGCAGACCAGTCTTTATCCCAGTCTGGATTTTCTTTTCTCCACTTATCATATTCAGCCATAGGCATGAATAGTTCTTGCTTTTCACCAGTCACTTTGTTGACTACAGGATACGTTGGCATAAGACCTCCTATTCAATTAAAATTGCAGATTGATCGTTACAAGTCCAATCAAGTGCTTCTGCAATTGATGGAAACTTACTTACAAATACACAACGACATTGTTCAGCAATCAGCATATGTTCTTTTTGAGTGCCGTGTGAAGAACGTAGATTAATATAGTGAATCCACGATCTCACGCTGCCTGTCATGTAGATTTTAGTTGGGGTTGCAATAGGAAGGACAAATCTAGCACACTCCTTTGCCACTCCGTTCTCAAGAAGTTTGTTATAAAGATTTTGAGATTCTTTAAAATGATAGTTAATCTCCAACCAAAGACCGTGTTTTAAATCTTGAGGAAGATCGTTAGTGGAATTCTGACGGTTCTTAATATCCTGACGGCGAAGATCTGGAACCTCAATATTATCAGCTAACAAATTAGTGTCAGCATAACGTTGTGAAAATTCCTGGAAGGTAAAAGATCTATGGCGAAGAATCTGAGCAGCAATACCTCTGGTTGTATTGATTTCCAGAGTCATGTATGCTTGCTCAAAAATGCTCCAATGCTCGTGCTTGATGCAGTACTTAAGAAGTCCTGCTGCAGTAGCAAAGTTAAGTTGATTATTTGGATTACTTACACGAGCAATATAAGAGATAACTTCTTGTGCATTATTATTAACAAGTTCTCCTGCGCCTTGCGTAATTGCAATCAATTTAACATTAGTCATCTCGTTCACCTTTCATATGCAGTAGTTT